CCCGAAGGGCCACCTCGATGCTTCTGTGTCGATAAAACGCTCAGTACGGAATCCTCCGTGCTGCCGATCCAAAAGGGAAGGGGTTTCTCGTTGGAACATCGAGCAACTACTGCGATTGTGGAATCAGACCCTGAAGCTTCGGACTGGTTCTACTGGGAGTACCCAGCAGGCAATCCGAACGTCAGGCGTCCCACTCGCATCATTGCTCAGCGGTCCGTTGACACCGAATCCCACCAGGTGAGTAACCTGGGTAAAGGAGGCGATGTTGGTGGACCGTTCTTCTCGTACAAGCAGTCGTACAAGGACAGCGGTACCGGTCCTTACACGCTTAAGGGGTATCTCTACCTCAGCCGCGGTAAGGTTTACGCAACTAGTGGGAGTTTTTCGCCCACGAATTGGCCGGTTAGTGTTGTCCCTACTCCAACTCATGTTCTACATGGGCTGGGGACTACTGCTATCGCGAGAACTGTTCCTACCAATCCTGTCGCGGGTGCCGCGGTCGCCTTGGGCGAACTGAGAGAGGGCTTGCCCTCTCTCATCGGTTCATCGCTTCTGAAGCCTCGGATGAAACAACTCCGAGACATTCAGAAAGAAAACGCTGATCTGGCGAAGCGTGGGTTCAAAAACCGGAAATCGGCCAAGAACTTCACTCCAACCAAGAACGCTGCTTCCGACCTGGGGAAAGAAAATCTCAATCTCCAGTTCGCGGTGAAACCGCTCCTAAGCGACCTACGCAAATTCGCGCATGCTGTTCAACAGGAAGACAAAATCCTGAAGCAGCTACGGCGCGACTCATCTCGAGTCGTGCGCAGGAGGTACGAGTTTCCGGACGAGGTAGTAACCACGGAGACCGTTACTCCCGGTGCGTTCTGCACCGCGGGTCTCTCGTATTACTATGGCTCCAAACCACGAGAGCTTGTGTCCACTACCACCACTACAACCAAGACCTGGTTTAGTGGAGCATACACCTACTACGTCCCCGAACCGGGAACGATCGCAGGTGCATTGGCAGAGGCTAACAAGCTCTACGGCACCCGGCTTACGCTGGATACCGCGTGGAACCTAGCTCCTTGGTCGTGGGCCCTCGATTGGTTCACGAACACGGGCGATGTCGTAAAAAACATCACCGCGTTCACCAACGATGGTCTAGTGCTTCGCTACGGTTATATCATGCGTCACACCAAAAAGGTGCGCACTGATACGTGGCGTGGCTCCCTCATGATAAATGGGGTCGACACACCGGTTGAGACTTCTCAGTCATGGACCGCTGAGGTCCGTCAGAGAGTCCCAGCTTCCCCTTACGGGTTTGGCGTGGATGAGCTTTCGCTCTCCCCGCGTCAACTCGGGATCATCGCGTCGTTGGGCCTCACAGCCCGGCGATAGACCCTTTAGTGGGGGTCGCAGCGGAACAAATACGGCAGATATCCTGTCGTCATAACAACAGAATACCCAACCAAAGGAGTTCCCCGCATGTTCTCAGACCCGCAGTCCGTCACGATCAACGCAGTTGCTAACTCGTTGCCGCGGACGTCTTCTGGTGTTAACACCGGCGTCTTTACTAAGGACGACGGTAACCTGAAGCTGTCCGCATCCCATTCGTATGGGAGGCGCAACCGGCGCAACTCGCGTCTCGACTTCCGAAAGGTCGCGGCGGACCCACTGCTGAGTGGCGTGAACAAGGAGTTCAGCGGAAGCTGTTACCTTGTGATCGACCACCCTCCAGTTGGGTTCACCAACGCCGAGCTGAAGCAGTACGTGGATGGCTACCTTGCCTACCTCACTGCTTCGTCGGGAGCCGCTATCACCAAGCTTCTTGGCGGCGAGAGCTGAGTGATGGGGGGAGGAGCGAGAAATCTCTCCTCTCCCCATTTCCTCTTATCTCGTCGCGCTTGGTGTAGCATGACGACTGCCACGGGACTAAGAATCCCAAGAGAACTGCTAGAGGCCTCATCTACCACCCTGAAAGGGGAGCAGCATGACCAGCTTGACAGAGCTCTGGCGGATCGCGCTCGAAGAACTGAGCGCGTTATGTCACACAGAAAGCACCACCTCTGAGGACTATTCAATCCTCGAGAGGCGTGTATCACACGAGGGCGATGAATTCTTAACCATCGCACTCCCTGCCTACGCGAAGGCCTTCGAACGAAGGCTCGAGATGGGCGGGGCAATCCTTGGCGACTTCGAAGGATGGGCGCGCCGGAGAGTGAATACTCCGGAAGGCCGTTCCGAGCAGTCGGTGAACCCAAGATTTCTCTCCGGGTTCATGGATCTCGTGTTTGATCCACTACAGGGTAGCCTACTCAAGGAACCCAACATCGACGCTATCTTTGCTGTGCGTCAGCTTACGCTGATGTTCAGCAAGATGCTCAAGCCCTGCACGCAGGTGCGAGAGGAAGCGGCGATGGAACAGTTCCTAGAGACCGACAGGTCAGTAGGGGATCTGAGGATCTCAGAACGAGACCTCAACGCCTTTCGCAAGGCGTCCCAGCTGTTGTTCGCTGATGTTCTCACCGAGGTCGACCGCGAGGTCTACTACGAGGAGCTCATACCGAACCACGGCCCTGGTGCCACCGCAGATCGTCTTGTGGGTAACTACAAGTACAATCTGCGCGAATGGACGGAGCGACTTGAGAAGTCGTTTCCATTCCTAGTTTATGGCCTCCCGAACTTCAGGTGGCACTATGAACTAGACCAGGTTACTTTCCTGGCCCCGGAGGCGGAGCGACCCGTTAGGGTTATATCCGTCCCCAAGACCGCGAAATCCCCTCGGATCATCGCTATCGAACCGACTTGCATGCAATACATGCAGCAGGCCGTTAAAGATGCGCTTGTTCCGAAGTTGGAAAATCCTCTCTACGGAGTAGGAGGCTCCTTTCTTGGATTCTCGGACCAAACTCCTAACCAGGAGATGGCTCGGGCAGGTTCCCTTGACGGGTCCCTGGCCACACTCGATCTGAGTGAGGCATCCGATAGGGTTTCGAACGTGCTTGTCGAGACTATGCTAGAGAACCATCCGCATCTCGCGGAGGCCATCGACGCATGTCGGAGCAGGTACGCGCTTGTGGGAGACACTACAGTGTATCTCCACAAGTTCGCGTCCATGGGGTCCGCGCTCACGTTCCCGATCGAAGCGATGGTTTTCATGACCGTCGTCCTCATCGGTATAACGCGTGCGCGAAGGACACCCCCAACCCGGATGCTCCATAAGGAGCTGAAGGGGAAGGTGCGCGTCTACGGGGACGATATCATCGTTCCCGCAGATTGTGTCGATTCCGTGATTCGTGCACTTGAGACCTTCGGGTTCAAGGTGAACGAACACAAGTCTTTCTGGAACGGTCAGTTCCGTGAGTCTTGTGGTAAGGAATACTTTGCGGGCCAAGACGTTTCAATCGTCAAGGTTCGCCAAGATCTCCCGAACACGCGGAAAGACGTTTCGCAGATTGTGTCGACCGTCTCAACTCGGAACCAGTTCTATGGTCTCGGGATGTGGCGGACGGCTCGATTCCTCGATGAGATGTTGGCGCCCTGTCTGGGTTTCAACTATCCCCTCGTGGATGAGACATCTGCGGTGCTGGGCCGTGTGAGTGTGCCGTTTGGGTATGAAACCCAGCGGATGCATCCTCACACCCACAGCCCCCTTGTGAGGGGCTTTGTGGTTCATTCTCAGAGTCCGATAAATCGGGCGATAGGAGTGAGTGCACTGCACAAGGTACTTCTTAGCAAGGCTCGCGCCTCGTCGGAAGACGGTGTGTTGGCCAGTGACTTGCCAGTCGCTGATGAGAAGCACCTCGAACGTTC